TTTCTTCATCATGTAAATAACCAATAACATAACGTTCATCATAACTATCATATTCACTATCGATATCATATGGTTCATAATCAGGTCCATATTGTAAAAATGGCTCCAAATAAAACTCACAATATTCATTATAACCCATAAAATCCTTAATAAAATGATTTTTAGATAAATTAACCACCACTTTATTATCAAACATATTGATTTTATAATCGGGATCATCCTCAAAAACTAAATCGTCTGATTGAAATTCGTCACCCAAAGGTAGTGGTGCCACATCTTTAGTCCAATCAAAATCGTTTATTTCTTCCCTAATTATTTGTTTTATTGATTTCATATAATATAAATATCATCAAAATAACAATTCAACCAATTCACCAGTACATAAAGGACATGAATATTTTTTATCAAATCTTTTATCATGAACCATCTCCGAACCACCACAACAATCATATGTGTTTGTTTCACCCTTTTTAGGTCTTTGTTCTTGTTTATAATTACAAATAAGATTTTTATCGATTATATAAGCATACCTATGTTTTCTAGTCCTAGGAATCCAAACACCTTGTTTTTCTTTTGTTGTACCTCTGGGGTTAACCTTACCACCATCAGTAAATGAAAAGAAATCAGATTTTTTATCGGTCAACCCATAATAGGTAAAATTACACACTTGGTAGATACTTCCAATATGTCTACTATCATCAGCTAAAGTTATAACAGCCCTTACCCATTCTTTTTTTAATAACCTAATAGAACCACTTAATAAAAAAGAGGTTGCGTTGGTTCCATTTAATTCAGGTAAAACACATAATCTAGATAATTCTAGTACACTTTGGTCTGTATTTGGCAAACCAAACCAACCTTTTAGAGCAACATTACCCTGTGGATTAGAAAAAGTTGCCACACCCAAAATATTATCAGAATCTTTATGGTATAAAGCATAGGCAAATTTAGAGAAAAACTTTGCATCACCCAAATAGTGATGAACCCTTATAAACTCATAAGCAGTTTTTTTATCAACCAACTTTAATATATAATCATTTTTCTTAAACTTTTCCATTATTTTTTATGTGCATTAACATTTTTTTCATTCACCTCAACAACAGACAAATCCATTTCAGGTTTACCATCCAATAAAACATATAACCCCTTACCTTTTTGTTCCTTCCATTGTAGGTTATCTTCTTTTGGGTATTCCAAATCCCATTCAACAGTGCTACCTGTTTTTAATATTTTTTTAGCTTCCTTATTTAGTGGGAATATGTATCTATATTGTTTGCCTCTGATTCGTCTAATGCCTTTTAATTTCATAAAATCAGGGGTCATCCAAAATAACTTTTCCTTACCCAAAAATTCAGCATTTTCTTTTAATAAAGCCTTTGAACTTCGTGGATGGATTTTCTCACCTGTTGGGGATATATAAATATCGGTCCATATAAAACCACCATATTTAAAGTTTGATGCTTGATAAACATAACCAACTTTTCCAACAATTCCGTCAGCCCATGTATATAAAAACTTCTTTTCAGGTAAATTCTTTTTTATCCACCTAATAACTGCTGATAACATTTGTGATTCAGAGTTTCTTGGCATTTTATCGTCCATACACATCTTCCCGATTTCATAATAATCTTCAGATTTTAATTCAGGGAATAACTTTTTTATAGTTTGTAAAGGTTGTGTTCCCCAACCCAAAGTTAAGACACCAACCAATTCTTCCTCATTAAAAACACCCAACCAATGTTTGGTTAACCTAGGTAAAACCTTAGAATAATGGCGTTCCTGAATAAAATCTATTGCAACAGGTTTATCGATTTCTTTTATCTCAAAATAATATTTCATAATTAAAATATAACGATCATTTTTTTACTATTAAAGTCTTAATCCTTCAATCGTTCACCAGTTTCTTCAACAATAAATTGTGATAATTGGTTGGTACCACTATTACCTTTTGAACCATTCACATGTTTAACTATTCCGTTATTATATAACTTATTTGGTGTGTTAAATGCTTCACCATTAAAGTGCAATAACCCATTATTATCCAAAACAACTTCATAGTCAACACCTTTGTATCTTCTAATTAATTTTGTTGTTTTACCAAACTTTTTAGCTAATTCAACTAATCTTGTATCTTCTGATTCTAAAATAACTGCCTTTTCTTCTTTAATATCAAAAAATTCACCACCATAAATGTTCATGAAATTAATAAATTCACTTGTTAATGTGTCTTCATCATCCCTAAACCATTCACCATGAACTCTACGACTATCTAGGATTGCATGCAACATCTTTTCAACCTTATTCATGTCATCCACTTTGTATGCGGCAATAATCCTATAACCTATAGGACTTTTTGTTCTATTTAACTGATTTTCTCTTGATATGGGGTTAATAGATAACCCTATTTTCTTATCCGTTATAAATATTTCTCTACCCAAAACGTCATAATGTTCCCCCAAATAAATGTATCCTTCCATGTTATTAATTTATTATGTTATTACTGCCAAGATAAAGCCTTAACAACTTCTTCTTGTAAATAACCTATTTGTTCACCTTGCCCCAAATAAACAACTTCTTGACCATCTATATTAACCCCCACAATATCATCTATTGAATATTCTAGTGGCCAATTTGGTTGAAATGCGAATCTAACTTCTGTTTCTGGGTCTAACGCATCTAACCTGTTTAATATATCTCTAACTGTCATTTTTATATGTTTTAATGTTATTAAACAAATATAGTTATTTAGTTTTCTTTGGCAATAAAAAATTAAATGTTTTTAACTTTTTTGTTGGTTCGATGGACACCCATAAAACCCAACCATCCGTTGATTTTACAACATATTTTTTACCTGTTTGTAATTGTATAACGTTTAGATCTCCAAACCTATGGTTGGCAAATCTATATATTTCATAGATTGTCTTACCACGAGGTTTTTTGATTTTATCACCAATCTTAAAATTCACCTTTAATGAGTTTTATTAACACTACTAATAGTACCAACCCTATTACTATTGTTGCAGGTATCCATAAGGGTGATGTTACCCACCACCAGGACCAGTTAGCCACACTTCCGATTCCTGCCAACTTCATTACCAAAAATATTAAGAATAATAAAGTCCCTAAACCCATCCCTCCTGTTGTTTTGTTATTGTCTGTCATTTTTATTTATTTATTAAATTCGTTATTCATAACCTTTAATTTTTCATTCAAAACTTTTTTTGAATCACTATATTTAGTTATTGTTTCTAATATGAAATTATGGAAATCACGTTTTACCCACTTATTTACTAAATGTGGGCTTTGTGTTGATACTCTCCAAAATACCTCTTTAAATTTAATCGACTTTGGGAACCAATTGGGTATATATTTTCGTTGAGTGTATAAACCACAAACCAATATATCGTCACTGATTCCACCCATGTAAAATCGTGGGTAAACTTTGTTTCCTGAATAATCTCTATATTCTTCCATATTATCTTTTTCATTAACCATATAACAAATATAGTTATTTTATTTTAATTAACAAAAAAAAAAGGTGAAACATTTAAGTCTCACCCCATTTTTTTTTAATTTTTTATCGATTTCTCATAAGGGAAAAAGATTAGAAAGCCTATATGACCCAATATTGATATAATCGACATAAATGGTTCGTGTTGGAATAACAATCTATGTACCAAAATGAATATTAAATTCATTAACACGAAACCTAAAACTATTAATATATTTTTTCTCATAAATTATTGATTTAATATGACAGGTGTTTTGCCATCTGTAATTACTACTCTATTACTACTATATCTAACAGCGTTAATCCATTTCTCAGCTAAGATTTCTTTTGTTAAACCTCTAGATTTGATTTCATTGGTTTGTTGTTCGATTCTAGCTTTTTCTAACTCCATTTTAGCCACCTTAACCTCATTCTCAATTTGATTAGCCTTTTGGATAGCATTGTTTCTATCTTCGATTGCTTTTGCCATTGATGCTGGTGGTTTAAGACCTGATGTTAAATTTTGTAGATTCATGAATTTTTCTTCAAAATCTTTCTTTAATTTAGATTCAACAACCTTTTCATAGTTATTTAGATTATTCATTAATGAATCTGTTGTGTAATTTCTTGCTTCTTCACGATATGCATTAACCACTAATTTATTTAAGATACTCTGTTCTAGTTGTTCAAACATAACCTCAGGTTCATTTACACCTAAATGTTTATAATTAAACACGATATCAACACCTTTACCTCTCATTGGAGAATATTGATAAGATGGGTCGATAGTGAATTGTCCAGCATCTTTTGCGTTAATAGTAATCATATCAGGGTCACCTCCTGTTTCAAACATTGGGACTTGATACAATTTAACACCAGGGAAGATTGTCCATTGACGTCCTTTTACTGATTTAAAATCAGATTCTCCATTTCGTCCATAATTCTCCATTAGGACACCTTCATAATTTGGTTCGACACTTGAACACGAACTCATTGAGATTGTTAATACAATCAAACTTAAAAATAAAACTACTTTTTTCATATCATATAACTTGTTTTTAATTTTGTCTACTCTTTAAAGGATTTTCGACATAACTCCTATTTTGATATCACAAATATGAGGATTAATTTTTGTTTAGACAATAAAAAAAGGGGAAAACTTTTCAGTAACCCCCTTTTAATATATTAGGATAACAGAATGGTTTTTTTAAACACCACAAGTTTTTGAATAAATTTGCTGAATCCATTCTTCATTATCCTTAATAAGTTTGTGATAACAGGGTCGTTTGAGTCCTTTATGTACCTTGAGTGGTCCCTCGTTTTCACGTTTACACCCTTATGAAATACATGGGTTACTCTAGCCCTTCGATCTTAAACTAATTGATTTTTTATAAAAAGTTTGCCGAAATTACCCCTCAATATCACAATATTTTCAAAGAACAAATAACTTAATCCGAGTATCTTTCATCACCTATAAGTTTAAGTTATCTAATTTTTTTTTTAATAGTTTATACAACAAATATACTAACGATTTTTTAATAAGTCAAGATATTAAATAGTTATTTTAGAATATCTTTCGTTACTAATAGTTTCCATCATAATGTTAAATGGTGTTAAAGAATCAGGGTTCGATAAAACCGATTTTAATATAGATGGCGAAAACCCGGAAATCATTGCCACCCCATTTTCATCAAATCTAACAGGGAAGTTAGAACCACTTGCGTGTAAATTCCAGAAAATAATCCCAGGTCGTTCATAACCAGCTTCAGAATACATATCATCAATCATTTTTAATGCTGTTGTATCAACATCACGAACACCGCGATTAAATTCCATATCCGATAAGATTAATATCTTTGTTGGCATCCCCTCCTGAGGAACATTAAACTTTGTAGCTTGGTTTAATAAGGTCTTAAACGCTAACTCCAAATCTGTGGACATACCCCAATCAGCTGAACGTAATTGTCTAAACCTTTGTTCCAAACCACCTTTTAGGACTTGGATTTGTGGGTTTGAACTGAATGTCATGAAAGCATCCTTGAAATCACCCTCATTTCTTTCAGATATATACATACCCAAAGATATTGCCACATCCATACAAGTTAAGTTAGGGTTTCCACCAAACGAACAACCCATAGAACCTGATACATCCACCAAAGGTAAAATTAATTCAGTTGACCCTTCCATAAAGTTTGGTAAGTTTGTCCATAATTCGTTTGCCAAACTACCACCATCAGATTTTAATGTTTTAATAACATCGTAAGGGTAGATTGCTCCAACATTAACCTTTGTTTCACCCTTTTTTAGGGATTCCAAATAATCATAATATCTATCACCATCATTCGTACTGAAAGCGTGATTATATCTTGATATGGCTAACGATGGTACCTTTGAATAATCGATTTTATCCCATTGATTGGAACACATCTTTTGTTCAACACTATTAGACAATTTAACCAATAACTGACGTAATCCTTTTGCGTTCAATTTCATTGATTTCGTTAATTTGTTGAAAACAACACCTTTTCTTGGCAACCATTTTGCTACCAACGAATTAACATGACCATCAAATAAAGATGTTTTTAATAACTCAATAACATCTGATTCAACAGGTGTTCCCATTAATGAAAACAAATCGTCCCATCTACCAAACTCAGGAATTAATGTTAGGTTTTTTCTAACCAAATCAGGGTTTTCACTACCTAAATGTTTAATAATATCCTTAAATATTTGTCTTTCACCAGCACCACCTCTAATATCTCTAACCCAAAAAAGGATTTTTGTTGCTGTTAATGTATCCTCACTATAAGCCTTAACAAATAAGTTTAGTACCTTATCTTTTTTAGAACCACGCATTGCCCCAATAGAAAAGAACAAATTAACACATTCATTTAGTGATGATGAATTTGTTACCATTCCGTTATATGTTCTTGTGTTTTCCATTTGTAAAGATTCTAATAAGTTAGACATAATATAGTGTTTTTTAATTGTTAGACAAATATAGATAGTTTATTTTATTTAATCAAGTTTTTTAGATAAAAAAACCCACTAAAAAGTGGGTTTTTAATTGGTTAGTTAATTATTTGTGGTTAGGCAACCTCAACAATTTCTAAGTCGAAAAATAATTTTCTACCAGCTAAAGGGTGGTTAGCATCAATTTTAGCTGTTTCCTCGTTAATATCTGTTACAACAACTGTAATTGGTCCTTGTTCAGTTTCAGCCTGTAACATTTGTCCTACCTCAACGTTTTCAGGTAAGTTATTTTTAGGGATTTCGTTAATTAAATCATCTCTTCTTTCACCATAAGCTTCTCCAACAGATAATTCAATAGTTTTTTTATCACCAGTTTTCATACCTAAAACCCCATTTTCAAAACCTGGGATTAACATACCTTCGCCAACAGTAAACTCTAAAGGTTCTTTATTAACAGATGTATCAAATACATTGTTATCTTCTAATTTACCTGTGTAGTGAACTTTTACTTTACTTCCTTTTTCAATCATTTTATGTGTTTTTTTTAATTATTATACAAACAATAATAGTGTACTTTATTTAATATGTCAAGTTAATTATGAGTTTTTTTATTAATATGCATCTTTAACCAAATTAAACGATTCTTTTAGTTCTGTTAGTTTTTGTATTTGATTATCGTTTAACTCTTTTGGTAGTATTGGTTTTAATTCTAAATATAGGTCACCAACTAACCTTGTTGAATTGTCCTGTATACCTTTACCTTTTACCCTAAAAACTTTATTCATATCGGTTAATTTAGGTATTTTTATTTTTAATTTACCACCTAAGGTATCTATTTCTTTTTCTGTACCTAGAATAATATCTATAACAGGTACTTCTACACTTTTCCTTAAATTTAAACCTTCTATTTTATATATTGGGTGTTGTTTAACTTTAATGATAAATAAAACATCTCCCCTTTGTTGGCCTTTAATATTATCCCCAATACCTGGGTAAGTATATAAACTACCATCTGTTGTACCTTTTGGTATGTTTAAATTAATACTTGTTTGTTTTTGTTCAAAACCTCTTCCTGAACAAGTATAACAAACCCTTTTAAATAATTTACC